TAATTAAATAACTTAATAGGTTATTACTAGTTTTTGAATTATTTTGGTTATTTGGGTTAGATATTCTTGCACAATAAGCAACAATATCTTCTAGCTTTGACCAACCGTGATCAAAAGCAGCTGTATTTTTAGGTTGTGAATAGGATATTAGTTTAACGGTCATTTAAATACTTCTCTATATCTTCTCTAGAATATTCTTCAGAAGGTCTATCTTCCTTCTTTTTTTGTTTCAATTTTTGAATCCAACCTTGACAATCAAAACTATAGGGAGCTTCTTCTACTTGGTATACTCTGTTAAAAAACACTAAAGGAATTGTGGTAAATCTTAAACAAGCAATAATTTGGCTAGGAAAAATATATTCAACTTTGTTACTTACATTATGAAGTAAAACCACAATTTGATTTCTGTGTGACCAGTTATATATAGCAGGACTATCAAGCACAATAAGATTTTTTTCATACGTTAAAGAAGAAAAAGATAAAATTTCAGCTTGAATATAAGGGTTTACATTCTGTAAATATATACCTGTAGAAACAGGTACAGTTTCATGTGGTTGTATTTCTACGTTATCTTGAATAACAGCTCTTAACCTATAAAAAGGATCAAAAGGAGTTTCTTGATCTAATAACCAAGAAACTCCTAGTTGTTTTGATAGTTCTTGTGCTTCTGTACTTATTTCATAGTCAATTTTATAAGGAAGAGAGTTCGACATAAATAGAATCACCTTCTTTCCCACTAATAATAGCTTCTTTATTATGTGTTTTTAGATCTATAAGTTTTTCATTACGAAGCAGAATTTCTTTACCCGCATTTAGATTGATAATATACTTTGACCGTCCTTTTATAGGAAGTGCTTTTATTAGGCTATCAAGAGACTTATATTCTTTAGCAAGACCCTGCGCCCGTTTTGGACCAATTCCTTCAATACCCAAAATGTTATCAGACTTGTCTCCTTCTATAATACGAGAAAGAAGATACTCACTTGGATTTAGCTCAAAGTCTTGTGATAAAGTTTGCTTTGTAATTTCTCTACGAGAAAACATATTAAAAATACTTACATTATCATCAACTAATTGGTAAAGGTCACGGTCAGAAGAAATAATCCAAGTATGATTATATTTAGGAGATAGGTGCTTTACTGCATAGGTAATTAGGTCGTCAGCTTCTACTCCACGAAACTTTAGCGTCTCTTCATTAAGTTTTTTGGGAAGCTCGTTTAGTACTGCAAAGAATTCTTCGTACTTCTTGGCTTCTTCTTCCTCTTTAGGTTTTTTACGATTTTGCTTATATTCTTCGTATAGCGTAGAACGATAATAGCTACGACCAAAGTCAAAACAGGCAATGGTTCTAGCAGCTTCATAAGATTTAGTGAGAGATTGTATTGTGCGTTGAAAATCTGTTGCAAAGTTATTGTAGTTTACACGCTGTAACCAACGATAAGCTACGTTGTTTGCGTCAATTAAAAGTAGATTTTCAAATGTATCATCAATAGTAGGTGCAGAGATATCTGCAAGGTCATTCCAAGATTTAGTCATGTTGTTCTCCTGTGTTATAATATATTATATAATACGGATAACTATTAAGCAACTAATTTGTTACTTTTAAATTTAGTCAAGCTTAAATCACTTGTGCATTTACAAGAGGTAAATGGACAAGTTACGTAACTTCTTGGTTTCTTAAAAGTATTTTTAAACATATTACCCAACATAACCCGAGTGTTTAAAAAACACGCAGCTGGAAATATATCTCCTCTCTCATTGATATGTAATTTGTCATGTCCTGCTCTGCAAAGTAAACCTTTAAAATTGTCTAAATTATTTATTGTTATGTCAGAGAACGAGAAAATTTTACTAGTCTCATCTACATATTCATATTTAAAATTGTGACTAAGCACTCTATTATGATATTTTCTAGTAGCCGTTTTTATTTTTTTAGAGTAATCATAAGACTTTCCAAAAATGTTTACGTTTGATTCTTGCATGGAAGATAAAAACTTAGGAAACACCTCACCAGTAAGATTTTCTAAAACGTAAAGCGAATTTTTTAAATATTTTTCATCAGGATGAATACTTACAGAGCAGGCTGTTTTAAACCCTCTATTTTGTAAATATTTTATCTTATTTACAAAATCTTTATTATTAGAATATTCTGGATGATAAGATGCAGCAATGCGGATATTTTTAGACACTTTAAGATTTTCTAATAATTTTTCAGTCACAGATAAGTTAGTTACAATATTTATTTGTAAAAAATTATTATTTGATAATTCATTAACTAGGTTTATAAAATATTTATATACAAAAGGCTCTCCACCTAATATAGATAATTTAATTTTTTTATTTAAGTATTGTTTAAAAATAAAATTTAACGCATCAATAATCTCGTTTGGAGTTCGTTGTAAGGAAGGATGGTTTGTATCGTGAGATATACAGTAAGAACAATCATAATTGCATCTAAAAGTTAATAGATAATCTATTTTTAAATCAAAATTGTTTTTATTTACTGTTGAAACTTTAATTAATTCTGACATTTTAAATATTCTTTTGATCTTTTAAAGCTTTTACCCAATCATCAAGTTGTGTAATCTTGAAATGACATCCAAAAGATTTAACTTCAACATAATGTTCTACCTCAATCTCATCGTTCCACCCGACAAAATCTTTTGAACGATTCCAGCGAAAAATAAGTAGAGGTTTCTTTTTCATTACCTCTGCTTCTCTTTCTGCTTGTCGCCAAAATTGAAGTAAATCTGTTGTTCTAGAGGTTAATAGATTATTCCATTCAATATGTTTATAGTGCTTACACTCAATACAATAGGGCCAACCAGCGGTATCGTGCGGAGTCCATAAATCACCTTTTAAATACTCAATTGCTCCTGAAAGCGGCATACGCTCAAATTGAATGTTTAGATGAGAGTTTAAGTATCGTTTAATTTTAGCTTCGTATGCCGAACCTTTTATTTTTGATTTATTAACCATTAATTCCTAGTTTATACTTAGCGATTATGTAAGATTTTAAAAAGTCACTTCTCACAATATCGTCAATCATAAACTCAACAGTTTTAAATTCTTTAATGTGGGAAAGTATCTCCATAAACTTCAGTATACCTTTTCTATCATTTTCTCTTGTTAAGTCGGTTTGTGTATAGTCGCCACAAAAAATAATACGACTATTTTGCCCAACTCTTGTTATTATAGAATCAAGTTCATGGAAATTCAAGTTCTGACATTCATCCACAATCACTACAGATTTATTTATGGTTATGCCTCTAACAAAAGATGTACTTATAAACTTAATCGTGCCTTGTGCTTTTAAAGATTCATAAGCGTCAGGCACGTTAAAAAGCTCCGAACAGATAGATCTGTACGGAGCTTCGTAAATAGATACTTTTTCTTGTTCATCTCCAGGAAGAAAGCCGATATCGCGAGTAGAAACGATAGAACGCACGATAAATATATCTGTTGGGTCAGTGCTTTTGTCAAGCACTTCTTCAAGCGCTAAATACAAAGATATAAAAGTTTTTCCGGTTCCAGCTAATCCGTGAAGAACTAAGTTTTTATTTTCTTTGTAAGACTTATATGTCTTATCTTGGTTTTCTGTTTTAGGAGCAAAGGTAAGTAAATCATCAATTCGCACCCGTTTTAGGGGTCTACCGTTTGCCATTAATGTCCATAATTACTAGTAGTTTCTTCAAAATATTGCATTAAGCTGTTATATCCTCCGATATATTTTTCTCTAATAAAGATTTGCGGTACAGTTTTAGCGTCTGGCACCGCGACTAATAAATCATTTTTACTCCACTGATTTCCTAAGATATTTCTTTCTTCTATCTCGTATCCTCGTTGAGTTAATTCTTTCTTAGCCATTTCACAAAAATCACAATTATCTCTTGTCCAAACTGTAGCTTTTAGCATACTATCTTTTACTCCTTTTAGCAAATGTTAACTTCTAAATTCCAGTAGAACCAAAGCCACCAGTTCCTCTTTCTGTGGCGTCTAGCTCTAATCCAGTTTCTACTTCTTTCCACTCAACATGATAAATGTTAGATATAACCATTTGAGCGATACGTGATCCTTTAGCCAGAAAAATGCTTTTTGGTGTAGCTTGTCCAATACGAGTAAGTAATACTTTAATTTCTCCTCGATAGTCTGCATCAATTGTGCCAGGGGAATTAACTATCGTTATCCCATGTTTTGCAGCAAGTCCGCTTCGCGGACGAATCTGCGCTTCATAACCAGGACGAAGAGCAATAGCAATTCCTGTGGGCACTATTGTAATTGCATTTGAAAAAATCTCTACATCCTCAGAGCAGTATAAATCCATTCCTGCCGAGTGAGCTGTTTCATATTTAGGGAGGGGCAATTCCTTATCTAACCTAAGAATCTTGAAATTTTCTATTCTATTTATCATATTTTATAATTTCCCATTGGTCTTAAAATGTGCTATTATTTTTGAATAGCTGGTGATTAGCGTACAACGCAGTTGAAGAGCTGGCGAACACGGCGGACACTATTTCATCACGTTGTTTCGGAGAAACGCAGCGTGAGAAACGGAGTTTCTTAGTAGGTACACCACCCTTGCGTCTTCCTGTTATTAGCATATTCTCGCTAGTCTTCTTTCTATTAGCATTTCAATTCCTGCTAATTGTTCTTCTTCTGTACGATCTCTCCAAGTAGTCACCTCCTCGGCTGTTCTTTGACAACCGAGGCAGTAACCTTCATCATCGTATTCACATACTTTAATACAAGGAGAATATTTAGCTTTAGGCATTAAATTACGCAACCATCCGAGTCACAGAATTTATTAGCGTCTGCATTTTCTCCTTCTTCAGAAAGTATCTTAAAGTTTAGGGGTTTAAGTGTTGAGGCGTATGCTTCAATTTCCTGACGACCTGTCGTGATGTAAGGAGCCTGAGCATAACCATGTTCAGAGATAGGCAATAAAGAAACACCTTTTAATTGAGAATCAAAACAAGAAAGAGCACGAGCAATTTGATCTGCCTCTCCCGGTTTAAAAGTAATTGTAATAGATACTTGGTTATCTGCCCAATATTTTTGCATATCTACTGCGTTAGCAAACTGTTCCCAAATAGATACATCGTGTTTTGAGATAGTTCCTACTGGGTGAACAACAGGAAAATATACTACCACAGTACGAATAGGATCTGAAACAGCAGGCTCAATTCTATAACCAGCTTGTTTAAGAATACTTACTAATGGAGAAATAGCAGAAAGACGTACAGTACGATAATATGATTCATTTTCTGCATAATGAATACCGGGTAAAGCACCTGCTACGAGACTAACAGTTCCTGATGGTTTAACAGAGGTAGTTTTACGAGAAAGAGGAACACCCAACCATTCAGAATATTTTCTATCAACATATTGAATATAAGTATAGGCTCTATCACAATATTCATCAAGATACTTACGACGACCAAATTTAAGAATAGCCTCTTGAATGCCTGACTGAGAGCAGCCGATACGACGATTACGTTTAATAACATCGTTAGTATCTTGCCAATGAGTAGCCATTAACGTAACCGTTTTTGCATATAGATAGGCAAACTTTAAGGTACGTTGATAATCCCAGTAATCATTGTGTTTAGCTGGAAATGTTTCTACTAAACAACAAAGCTCATAAGACTCAAGAGACTGTTCCAAACAAGGATTACCTCCAGCAACTCTTCTATCTTTCCAGTCTGCGGGGTCTTTCATACGGCTATATTGTTGCATATTTTTTAGCCAAGCAAACCCTGGTTCTCCAGAAATAGCAATTGATTTTGCAGCTTCTGTATAATCCATTCCAACTTGTGCAAAAATAGAATTATTAGAAGCCCAACGCCAACCGCCAAATTTATATGCCCAAGGTTCATCATTATACTTTTTGGCAATTTCTGTTCTTGAATCCCAATCTGAATTGTACTTTTTGTAGTCTTCTAAGTTTATTTCTTTTAGCTCTTCTGGTGCTTTAGAACCTGTTTCTACTTCTGCTGTTTCCCAGTTCTTCATATTCATGAAAGCATTATCTTCTGGTTCAGAAAAGGCAATTTCAGCAGTACGACGGACGTTACCTGCAACAACAATTTTACCAATAATATTCATAATATCAGTAATATCTACAGAAGAAACTAAAGGATTGTCAGATTTTGCTCGTTTAGTAAGTATATCTCTAATACCTTCTAATCCGTGACGAAGAGGATCAGGTCCAGAAGCTACACCACCAAACCCTTTAATAGGTTCTCCATAAGCTCTGATTTGTGAATAATCAAATTGTACAGGTGTAGATCCTTCTTCTAAATAAGAATCAATTAAACAAGACAGTGCTTCTACCCATCCTTCTCTAGAATCTTCAATATGAATTAATTCTGGAGAGCCTTCTGGCTCTATAGAAGTAATTTTTTCAGCTCCTTTGGTGTCAAACCCAACACCTACACCAACCATGCTCATGTCCATGAGGAAGGCAAATGATTTAGAAAGTTCTGCATCAATATCAATTGTAGATACAAAAGCGCAATTATTAAGAGCTGCGCCTCCTTTTTCCCAAATAAAAGGGGTACCCATCATCCAAAGACCACGACCAGGAGGCATCCATTTAAAATCAAGTAATCTTGTAGCTGCTTCTTCTGCTAATTTATGAGCACGTTTTTCGTCCCAGGTAATATAAGAGGATACAGAGTGAGTTTTGAGAATAGAGAACATACCCTCAATAATTCGAATAACACAGTCTGCCCATGTCTCCATGGTTCCATCTGATTTTTTACGGGAATAGGTACGATAGAAAGTAAATTCTGATAAACCTCCATATCCCCAATTTACTGGTTTAGATTTAAGCTCTTCTTTGAATGAATTTCGCAAAGCGAACGTAATCGGAAATTTTCCGGGTGCTAACATTTATTTCTCCTTAAACTCGTTTAAAGTTATCCAAAACGACACATCGTTATTGGATACTGCTTATGTTATTTTGTTTTACTATTGATACTTTATCAATGATAGGATGTGTGAAATCGTGAGAAATTAAAAATACATTTAAATCATCTTCTTCACGAAGTACTTCAATTAGTTTTTCTTTACCTTCATCATCTAGAACACCTGTAATTTCGTCTAAGAAAAGTAGGTTGACACTACTACCGCCAAGTTTAGCTAGCAAAGATCTAATTGCTAAGAGTATAGCGGTCTGAATTCTACTAAATTCACCTCCAGATACGGTTTCTATAGGAGTGTCAACCCCATTGTTAGAGACAACAATATTTAATTTTTCTTTATCTAATTTAAACGAAACTTGAAATTGTCCATCTGACAAAGAAGCTAGATAACGATTAATTGCTAATTCTAATTCTTTAGTTAGGTTTTCTAATTTAAAAGCAACAATTCCTGAGGTACTAAATGCCTTTTTTAGTACATTTAAATTTGCAACTTTATTAGAAAGATTAATAATATCATTTTTTATACTATGCTGTCTAGAAGAAAATGATTCTTTTTGCTCAATTAGGGCATCTACCTTAGCATTATGTATACCAACTTGTTGATTGTGGTCTATTGCTTTTTGTTTTATTTCTGCTTGAGATTTAACTTGTTGTTCTAAGTTTTTCTTTTTAGTTTCTAAGTCTCCAAAATTAGGATAATTTGTAGGAATAGTTTCATCAATAACTTGACTTAGTTGTTCAAATTTTTCTATAGCTTTTTGGTTTATTTCATAATTTTGAGCATCGTCTTTATATGATAAATAAACATCTCTAGCATACTCTATTTCTTTTTGTAGATTGTCTAAAGAAATATTTACTTCTAGTAATTCTTTGTCTAAGCTTCTTTGTAATTCTTTAGCTTTTGAATTATCAATATGTTGACCACAAGCATAACAAGTATCTGTTAAATCAAGTTGCTTTAAAGAGCTTTCTAATCTTTTTCTATCAGAATCTTTAGATCTGGCATCTCTTTTTAACTCTTCAAGAGCATTAAATAATTCTCGTCCTCCTTCAGGTTTTTTAGCTGCCATATCAAATTTAAGAGCTTTTCTTTCTTGTATGTACATATTATTGACATCAATTTTTTTACAAGTTGATTCATATACTCGTAGCTCTGTTTCAATAGCTCCTAATTCTTTAATAAGTGCTTCATCTGTTTCTGGGACAACAACTTCTTGTATTTTATCTGAAATACTTGTATTATTTAAAAAGTCTTCAATTGATTTTAGCTCTCCTTGCAAAATAGCTAGTTCTTTATCTAACGAGTTACTTTTTACTTTTAAAGTTTCTCCTATCTTTACATACTTTTCTAAATTAAATAAATTAATTAAAAACTTTTTACGATTAGTATCTGTTGCTTTTAAAAACTCAAGTAAATCAATTGAACTCTGATACGTTAATTGAGAAAATACTTCAAAATCTAAATTTAAAATGTCTTGTACTTTCTTATAAGTATCTAGTACTTTATGCTCCGTTAGATCAATATATTCAGGACTTTCTTGATAAAAATATACTTCACTTTTAGCGCCTGTTCTTTTAATATTAATACTAAAATCTTTATCATCTACACTAAAATAAAGTTTAGATGTCCAAGAAGTATTATTACTATAACGATTTGATATATCTGCTTTTTTAATACTTTTTATATTCTTATTAAATAGGGTTTCTTGAAGAATAATAGCAATAGAAGACTTCCCACTACCGTTGGGAGCAGTGAGTTGTGTTATTTTATTGTTATTAAGAGAGATTTTATTGTTTTCTCCATAAGAAAACATGTTTGAAAATTCTAAATTTTTTAATGTTATACTAGCCATTTAGCGCCTGTTAATAATTTATATAGTTCCCATTGTTTATTTTCTAATAGGTGTTTATCTAGTTCTTTTTCTAGTGTTTGTTTATATCTTAATGTAAGATTTTTCCACGTAATAAAAGTTTGGTGTGCCCTATTACATTTTTCCCGTAAAAACTCTGTGCCTTCTATTGTTTGTTTGCTACTATTTTCCCACCCAGTTCTTTTTATTCTTTCTGGTAAATTATCGTATGACTCATAGAGAAAATTATTATTTTTATCTCCTGGCTGGGAAGAATCGTAATTTTTTGCGTAATGACAGAAGATTGGTTCTAAGCTGGTAAAAGTGATAAATTTATTCTTTGTGTTAATAGCGTATTTTACATAGTTAGGAGAATCTTCCCACCAACCTAATCCTAAAGAACTATAATAATCTGGATTGTGACCGCTATTTATTAATATCTCATTAGGTTTTATAAATTCAAATAAATAAGTTAATGCTACTTGACTAATAGAGTGTGTAAACTGTCCATATTTAACAGCTTTTGGTACTACTTTTTCTATTAACACATCAAAGGATAAAGGAATTACTTTATGCTTTATACCGCGATCTTTACAATATTTAGCTGCATACACTAAATCAAAATCATTTTCTCCGTTAAATAATCTTAAACTAATAGCTGTAAAAGGAATATTTAGTTGATAAAATGTTTCTGCACAAACTTCTGAATCAATGCCACCACTTAAACCCAAAACAAACTTATAGTCTTTATACTTATCAGCAAAAGCACTTACAATTTTAAAATAGTCTTCTCGGATAGTTTTACTACAATTTTTGTAGTGTGGTGCGGTAACATAAACACCAAGACTAGGAATTTCAGAATGACAGTAATATCCTTTTGTAGGTCTCATATATGATTTTGTTTGTGCATACTCCCAAAATACCCTATTTAAAGATAAATCAATATTGTGCATGTAAATTTAAATCTTTAAAGTCTTTTAATATATCATCTATATTTTTAATTTTAACAAATTTAAGATATAACTCAAGCTCTTCAACTATAGATTTATCTTTTAAATCTAGCTTTGAGTCTTCTGTTACCTTAGTTGCTATTTTTTTATCTAATAGTTCTGAATTTTTAATTTTAGATAACTCATCCACAGACCCTGTTACTTCATACATTATATGATTAAAAGAGTCTTTTAACATATTATCATTAACAGAAATGGTTTTTCGTAATAGCTTTGGTAGTTTTAAATCTATAAACTCTACGGAATAATTATCAATAGATTTAAAATCAATTAAATTAATTCCGTATTCTCTTTTTTCGTCTCTATCAAAGGTTACATTAACAGGACTACCAGGATAATAAGCTGGATAATCCAAGTACTTATGAGCAAAGTGAAGATCCCCGAGTAAAATAAGTTTCCAGGGACGAAGTTTCTCGAAATCATACTCTGCAGTGATATGAGGCGGTACTTCCCCTCGAATGTGAGTGACCAGTATATCTTGATCATATGGTTTAGGTAAATTATCAATCTGCATTTCTCCATATGGAAAAAATTGAAACCAAGTGTTATTAATTTCAATGCGTTGATTTTTAGTAATAAGATGTACGTTTGGATTTTTAATAGCATTTTCTTGTGTAAAGTGTTCTAAGAAAGATTCCCCTCTTTTTGTTGCTTCATGATTACCAGGGATTATATAGGTGGGAATGTTTACGGAATTTATATATGTTAGAAATAAACATATTTCATCAGGTTCTGGTTTCTTATCAAAAACATCTCCCGCAATAATGTGAATATCACAAGATTGTTCTAACGCTATTAATTTTCTAAAGAATGACTTAAATCTGTTAATTTGCCATTCATAAGGAACTTTCTTTTTGTGTAATAGAATGTGCCAATCGGCTGAGTGTAATATTTTCATTGCAAGCCTCGTTATTAATATATTATATTATATACTACTAATAACGAGGATGCAATAAAATTTTTACTTACGGAGGGAGTGTTTTTCTTTAAAGTATGCCTGATATAATAATTGATAGTAACTTAACATTAACGTACTTCTTTTTTATTAAAATTTAAAGGATGAGTAGGGCTATAAAAACTGTGATACTTACGTAATTCTTTTTCTGCTCTGTCTGCTCCTGCTTTTTCAAAATACTTTATTGTTTTAGTTAACCAGTTATTTTCTTCTTCTGTGTACGACCACATCTTTTTTCCTTTCTTATAAGTAACTTATCGTTACTTTTGAAAGTATATCAAATAATAAAAGACAGTGCAAGATTAATTTTTTTTGCGTTGCAACATAAAGTAGAACATTGCATAATAGGTATGCAATTTTTGCATAGCTAATCTTTATCTATTAACAATTTTGCTTACATCTCCAGCAAAAGTATAGGAACCAACATGATTAAGTTTTGTATTTACATCTAACCATATCTCACCGCCAAGCTTTTGCCAACGTCTGCAAAAAGTATAGTCTTCTGATAAATAACGATTATCATCAGGATCGTGTATAGTATCGAAAAATGAATAACAGTATTTATTAAAAATAGGATCAATATTAGAGTCATTTTTATAATGAAGTTCTGGATATTCTGCCCTCATCTTATCAAACACACGACGCTTAATACAGAAAAATCCTGTTGAAGCATCTAGTACTTCTACTGCTCCGTTTTCCATTCTAATTTGTTTTGTTTCTGGATTTAAAAATTTAAAATTAACAGCATATTGAATAGGTAGGGCTTTTTTTGGATAAGCCGCTGCTAAAATATCTTTATCATATGCTAATGCTCTTAAAATAGATTCTGCATCAAATTCAATATCAGCGTCAATAAAAAATAAATGACTAGCAGTACTTTCCATGAACATTGCAGAAAGGATATTCCTAGCCCGAGTTACTAAACTTTCATTACGTAGTGTTGTAATTCTAAATTTAATACCATGTTGCATTAGTACCTGGCAGGTTCTAAATATAGATAAAAAATATTGATCGGTAATTAACCCTCCATAACAAGGAGTGGCAAAAAATATTTCATACTCTCTTAATTTATTTAAATCAATTTGAGCTTGATTACCCTCTACGTTTACGAAAGCCCCGAAAGACTTTTTACTAGTTTCTTTCGGGGTTTCGTCTACAGTAATACCTTCTGGAGCAGCAGCAATCAAGTCTTTTAAAGACTTTTTGTTACTCATGCTAAATCATCAACTCCTTCATCGGTTGCTTTAAATTCGTCTCCCACCTCTCCAGCAAAATAAGAAGTGTTTTGAAGTAACCATTCTTTTTGCTCATCATAGGTCTGACGCTTATAGATTCGAGATAGCTCAAAAAGCTCAAGCTCTTTTTCAGCGTCAGATAGAGGAGAGTTGCTTCTTGCAGGGATACAAGTATATTTTACATTTTGGGGAAGTGGCCCCGTTTTTTCTTTCTTAATCGTGATATCATAACCATCTTCTGGATCTGCTGGATTACCATAATCAGGATTCGTAGCATAGTCCACAATCTGCGCATAGATAGTAGAACGTAAATCAAAAAGTTTAATTTTACCGTCTGATCTATCAATTACGTTACACACATAAGAAAACTGAGGTTTATCAGAATAAACAGCTTCGTCAATTTCCTTAAAAGGATTTTCTGCAGAAGAGCTAAACGCTTCTGTTTCTCTATTGAACTCAAGGCACTCTACAGGCATCTTTTTGCCTTCAGTAGTAACAACCCAGTAACAATACCGCGGCATTACGTCACCGATTAACCTAACTTTAGTATCACCAATAGGTAAAGTTAATCTTTCAATTTCTTTTCTTTGTCCACCAGAATTGGTAGCTTTCTTTCCTTTTGCATTATCCCATGAAACCATTGTTGTGTATCCTTTCTTGTTGAACATTAGTTCTGTTTATAGGATTAATTCCCTGATACCAGGGACTCGTATCTAAAATATATAAAATCATCATCGTAAGTAATAAAAGGGTTAGGTTTAATTTCTCCAAAGTACATTCTTGGAATTTTATCTTCTTTTTCTGAAATTCGTCTATAAGCTAATGCTCTAATGTAGAGAGCTTTGTCATAGGCACTTACATTATATGTAAGAAATTTTGTATTTTTTATGTAACACTGCGGATCTTCTGTTTTATATGTACAAGTAATTTTACCTTTTACGGAGTTTAATATACCTGATTGGAATAAAAACATAGGAACATGATTAATCCGAAGAATTTGTAATAAATTTTTACCTCCCCAAGCTAATGGTTCATTATAATCTTTTGTTTGAGCATATGTCAAGACTACAATTGCAGCAGGGTCTCGACGTGCTATACGACTTAATTCAATCCAATTAAAGTAGGTAGTAACCACGATTTCTATACCAATCTAATCTTTTAGTTTGTTGTCTACTAACTATCGGTCCCGCTAGCCAAAAATCTACAATGAGGGGGTTGCATTTATCAGGGTGTTCACGAATGATGCGACCCACTCGTTGTTCAAGCTTAACAGGATTATTGCTAGGGCAAGTAAGAAACAATGTATCCAACCTATGACAACTAATACCCTCATCAAAAAGCTTAGTCGATAACACAGCTTTATATTTTCCTCCAACGTTAGAAAGAACATCTTTTCTAGTTGATTCATCTGTTTCTCCAATTAAACATACACTTTCTGGTATTAGTGTTTGTAAATCTTTTAACATCTGCACTCGTTCTCCTAAAATTAAAGGACAACGATTATTAGCTATTTTATTAATGGCTGTATTAGCAATAAATTGTAAATAATCTTGGTTAGAACAAAGTTTATTAAGTTGTCTGGACCAATCTCGTTTTGGATCAATTACAGGAAATCTAAAATCAGTTCTAATTACTTCAACACTAGGGTCAATTGCTTTATTTGGGTCTCTAGCTTCTACTAAAAAAGGAGAAAAGTAGTCTGCTAAAAATACGTGTTTTCCGTCTTTTCGTTTTGGAGTAGCAGAAATTCCTATTTTTATCTTTGCATTTAAGTTATTAAGAGCTGTAGAAAATAACTCTGCTGGACATAAATGACACTCGTCTACTATTACCATAGAAAAAGCATTTCTTAATTCAGATAGATTGTTATAAACGCTTTTATAGATACCTACCGTAATGTTTTCTACTTGTAAAATACCATCACCTATTTTTCCTATTTTTACGTTAGGAATTTGTTTTTCAAGCTCTTCTATCCATTGTCTAAATAGTAATTTAGTATGCACCATAATAAGAGTTTTTAAGTTATTACGAGCAATAATACTACATCCAGTATATGTTTTTCCCCAACCACACGGCGCTTGAATAATACCTGATCTAGCGCGACCACGAGAAAAAAATTTATCTACAACCTCTTGCTGCTCCCAACGAAGCTTACCACTAAAAGAAAATTCTTCTTTTGATTCTTCATAATTTCTTTTGTCTACAACTTTTTTATAATTTAATTTATGATAAGAATTACTAGGAACGATAAAATGTGTGTCAGACTCTAAAATAGTAGTGAGTATTTTATCTGGACCAGGATAAGTATACAAAGATTCTAAAGAAGCTATATCATATACTTCTTCTTTTTTAATGTATATTTTGTCTAATATAATTATTGTTCCTACATCACTTTTCATTTTTTAATTACTGAGTCTCTTTCTTAAATCACTGGAACTGAAACGATGATCTCTCTTATTAAAGAATAGTTTTATATCACGTTTTCTACAAATGTCTCTTCCTGTAAAGGGTTTATCGCGGTATTCTTCGCCTAGTATTCTTACATCAATATTATACATTTGTAGTATATCTTCTAGATCTTGTTCTGTACTATACGGAATAATTTCATCAACATATTTAACTGCTTTAAGTTGTGTATATCTTTCAATAATTGTTTGTATTGGTGCGTTTTTATCTGCTCTATCTATACTAGGATCTATTTGTAAACCAACTATAAGATATTCACATTGATCTTTTGCGTCTCTAAGCATTTGTACGTGTCCTGCGTGTAGTAAATCAAATGCACTACAAGTAAAACCTATTTTCATAAATCAATCTCTCATTTTTTAAAAAACCAGGTTCCGTAAGAAGCAACATTAAGCTTTTCCTGCGGAATATTATTATTTATCATAAAAGCTGCCACCGCTTTTGGAACTCCTTGATGATCCCAATCATCCCCAGCAAATATTCCCCCTTCTTTCAGCTTAGGATACCATGCCTTCATATCTAAATACAAATCTAAAGTTTCATGTGAGGCATCTAAATATACCATATTTAAAGAATCATCTGTATATTCTTCAGCAGCGTTAACAGAATGTCCTTTATGAATAGTATTTATATAATTATCTGCTTCTGCTTTTACAATATTATACAAAAAAGCTTTAAAAAAATCACCTCCGTGTTCTTTTACATACTCTTCGTGTTTATCGTCTGAGTAGTCACTTATCTCAAATAAGTCTACACAATCAAATTTAATATCTTTACCGCTTTTTTTTATATAATATGCCATTACACAAGAAGATTGTCCTAAAAAACTACCTACTTCTACAAAATGCCATCCATCTTTAGCTACTTCAACACAGTCTCGATAAAAAGGCAAGTATCTACAGTACCCAAAAACATCATGTCCGTTTACTTTAAAAATTCGGCTTCCGTCTTCAAAAATTGTTGTTTCTAAGGCATCTTCATTCATTTTTTTCTTCTTCTTCTATAAGTGTAATTATATTACCGTTTATCTGTAATTTTTCATTTGTAATTGCGTCTATAATAATATTTGTAACAAGTATGTCTTTTTCTAAATATTCCATCTTTTGTTTCAATTTTTCTAATTCTTTTTCATAAAAAGAAAGTTCTTTCTCTTTACGTATTTTTTGTTCAATAATATCTGCTAAAAATAATATTTTACCGCTCATATTAATTCATATTTATTTACATCATTTGGTTCTGTAGAAAAACCGTATAAATACCATTCATTATAATATTTTACAACTCTTGCATATGTCTTTTCTGTAATTTGTAAATTTTCTTTTGTGTTTAACTCATAAGGATATGATATTCCTTTAATCCAAATAAGATTGTTCTTGGTTCTTTCAATCGGCATCCATCGTGCTGGATAAGGTTCTTTAAAATCTAAATGATGTATTTTGGCTTTCTTATCTACTCCCCAAACAATTTTACTATAAATGCAGTCTTGTATGTTTCTACAAGTATAATCAAATTTTAATCTTTTAGGCATTTGTATTAATCTAGCAAAATAATCACCTTGTAATTTTTTATCGTCTACTGTTTCTAGATGAGAATCTCTTGTTCTTCTAACCTTTATAGTAGTATGATCAAATACCAACTCATACGGCTCTTTTTTAAGAGCAAATAAGGGAAATACTATGTCATAAAATTTATCTATGATATTCCTCCAACTCACCCCAAGTAGTTCCAACCTCAAAATCTACTTTGATAGGACAATTAGGAATTGTTAATCCTCTATCTGTTTGAATACAGCGTTTTGCATTTGTTATATATTCGTCTAGTAAATCTTCTCTAACTTCTGATACAATAGAGTCATGAACTACCGTAAAAGGTAAAATATCCTTTTCGTATCCTTTTTCATTAATCCAACTAATTAAATCAATTAAACCAAGAATGTTAATATCAGATGCAACAGACTGAACTAGAAAGTTTACACCAGAACGAATTGCGTGTTTTGCTGTACCAGGGTTTTGAGATTTAGATTCTGGTAATCTTCGTTTACGACCAAAGAAAGAATAAATATACGCATGACTTTCTATTTGTCTATTAGAAGCATCAATATATTTCTTTAAGGAACGAGCCTCACCAAAATACTTACTAATAAATTGTTTTGCTTGAGGTACGCTAATCTCTTCTCCTGCTTTCGCATCCTTATTAACTGTTTCTGCAATTTTAGCAGGACCTGCTTGATACATGATACCAAAAGTAATAGCTTTGGCATACTGTCGCTGTGCCGGATATTGTGATTTAACTTCCTTTACTTCGCAGTCTAGCTTAAACATTTGTTTAGCTACATAGGAATGGAAATCAAGCTTTTCAATAAATGCTTTTTGTAGAAAAGAATCTCCACTTAAAATAGCAGCATAATATACCTCAGCAGTGCCTAAGTCACATTGAACAATTTTGTAACCTGGACGTGCTGCAAAAATTTTCTTAATGTCTTTATTATCGCGAGGAATATTTTGATAGTTTAAGTTACCTGACGAAGAAAGACGACCCGAAGTTGTTCCATGAATATTAAAACCAGAACGAAGACGACCGTCTTTATCTACCCCTTTAACTATATTAGATAGGTAAGTTCCAGACATTTTACTTTTTTCTCGTAAGTCAAGAATAGCGCGAGCTAAAGGATGATTAATTTCTTGTAATACTTCTTTGTCTACGCTTGCAGCGCCTGTAGCCGTCTTTTTTGTTAGCTTAATTCCACAAACTGTTTGAAAAAGTTCTCGTAACTGAACAGTGCTATTTGGATTAAATGTTTTTCCAAATACTCGTTCAAATCTTTGAACGTCAGGATGTAGAGTAATTTCTGCCATACACTCTTCGATATCAATTTGATATTCTTCGTCAAGCGATAATAGTTTTTCCATACTAATAGGACCGCCATTACGCTCAAGAGTCATTAGCGCGTCTGTAGCAGGCTTAAGAATATTTGTATATAGCTGAGTAAATTCTTTACTTCTATCTACAAGAGGCTTAAACTTATTATATAGTTGAAAAGTAGCATCAGCATCTTTACAAGCATAAGGAGCTAAAATACCTTCAGGAAGCATAGAATAGCTAAAGTCTGCTAGTTTAATCTTATGCTTTCTTGCAAAAGTCTTTTTATACTCATCTAGTTCACGTTCATAATCACCAAGATCAGTAAAACGCATTGCCAATGGCTTAAGACCGTGCGTTCCTACTGATTCTTCTAAACAGTAATGAAGAAGCATTGTGTCTTCCCAATCAGGAAACACAAACTTATAATGATGATTTAGATAATGAATATCGAATTTTGCATTGTGAAAAATACATTTTTTTGTATAAAAAATATTATGAAGAGTTTCGAGATTATTTTCAGCTACACGATTAGATATATACAAACCTTGGTGCTCTCGTGTAGATACAGCAATACCAAGAATTGTGCCAGTATAAGGACTTACGCTAGACGTCTCAATATCTACTACGATAGTATTTGCGGCTTCTAATTGTGGAAGATATTTATTAAAATTAGCTTGAGAATCAAGTGAATCATAGTTTTTATCTACTTGTGTCTCTAAAGTTTCATCGGATAGAATAGGTTTAATTTTACCAAAGGCAGCAATAATATCGTCATTAAGCTGTGGCTTAAATATAGTCATATTTGGATGCATAATTGGAAGATACTTCTTCTCAATATGAATTCCATTATATTTTTGAATACCAGTAATACCAGCGGTATACTTTAAAGATTCTGCGCCTACTGGACAAATGAGTTTATATTTATTTAATTCTTCTAAGTTAAGATCAATATCTTTCTTTAAGATTTTTTCTTTTGAGCTAGATGATAAAAATTTTACGTCATATTCTACATCGGTTATATATTTATTAATTGTCTTATGCGGAGTTTTTTCCGCTGCACTTGCAAAAACAAAACATAGATCACTCATCGAACAATATCCTAACTTCTTCTTTAGTTATATTACCTGGATCTCTTCCTTCAGGAACTTTTACTATTGTAGCAAAAATATTACTATAATCCAAGAACTTTAATATTTTTTCTGCTGCTTTTCTACCCGCAATATCTCCATCCATCATAATATATACACGAGTAGTTCCAATAGAATCAAGTAGGTTTACCTTCTTTTCATTAAAATTATTAGCTCCAAAAATACAAAGCGTATTAGTATAGCCAAGTTGCCACATGTTAAGCATATCAAAAATACCCTCAACCAATATAACAGAGTTTTTATCTGTTATTTTATCTAAGGGAAATAAGATGTTAGAAACAGAAGCGTGTTGTGGTTGTCTATAATATTTAGGTTTATTAGTAGAATCTAATGTATACCTACCCTCAATAAATTGTAAAACACCTCTTTGATATACAGGAATACATAAATAATTAATTAATTTAGTATCATTACACGTAAAAGCATCAAACTCTTTAAATATTCTACTTGATATTCCTTTAAATCTTTGAGAATAGTCTCGTCTTTGTTTTGGGAGTTCTAAAGGTATATTATATGAAATTTTTTTAATTTTTTGACGTAATTTTTCAATTTTATATGGCTGTTTACTATCAAACGTAACAACAGTATATTCTCCAATACTTTGAAGAAACTTAGTTTGTCCTCCACTAAACCCACAGCTCCAACAGTTAAATATGTTTTTATCTAGATTATAACTTAGGCTGGGCTTATTATCTTCGTGCTCGCCAGAAGTACACTTAACTAATATCTCAAAAGGATTATTAGTTTTCTGATAATTAACCCCGCGTTTATCTAAAATATCAATTATATCCATTTAACTTGCCTGCCATAGTTTATAAATAATGGTATTTTTTAATTTCTTTAGCAATTTTATCTGCTAAATCTTTATGAATTGTTCTATTAGGATGGTATTTGTCATTACCCGCTCTATATAATTCTGGTTTAGAAGCCAAGTAAGATTTTTGTTTATAAAAATGCTCCATTCCTTCTAGTAATGATTTTTGAAATTTAGAGTATTTTTTATATATATCCCAAGCATCTTCATCACCAAACCATTCTGATGCTTTATATTCTTGATCATATTCTTCCATAATAGAAGGAATAGTCATAAAGGTATTTAATTTTAATCCTTCTCCATTTATCTTATTTAATCCCCCTATTAAAATTAATTTATTTTGTAATAAAGATAATTCTTTATAAATAAGATTTGAATGGTTCGTCCATTGATTGAAAATATTTGCATCAGGCATAGCCTCTAATTGTTCTTCTGTTAGGTATCTTAACGCTCTCGACGAACAAGATTTTACAAATACAACATAATCAAAAAGATGGTGATATCTATGGGTTAGTTCTAAGCTCATTAAATCTGCATGACCTGGGTTAGCTGCCCAACAACTAGCTATTCTGTGATTATCTTCTAAATACTTTGCAATAGAATGGTCTGCTACCCATTCTATTCCTTTATCAATATCCCATTCTCCCGCAGACCAAGAGTCTCCAGTAACTAGTACAAAAGGTCCTTTATATGTTTTTTTAATATCTTCTACATACTGTTTTAGAAGATCTAAATCTTTATTTGCGACTCTATCTTCTATAGTATATGTCTGATATCTAACGGCTATCATAAGTACTTTCCTTTATAAGTCTTTTGACCCTTCTTCTTTATTAGAGCCAAATTTTACAGAATTATGAGGTTTTTCATTAATTATTGCAGACTGATTAGGGTCAATTTTAACACAGCTCCAATCCATATACACATCAAAACTCATATGTTTACCATTACGAATTTTAGTAGTATGAATTGTTAGTTTGCTTTCTTGTTCTCGTTGCTCATTCTCAGGCGGTGGAAAAAAGTTTAAACCTCTGTCTGCAGCATCTAAAATGCCTTTTGCGAAACGAGCTTCTCCCGTCGCATCAATTTGATAAGGTGTTAGCATTGTCACATCATGTTTACGCGCTAAAGATTTTAGATTATCTGCAATTTCAATTTGAGAAGTCCAGTTCTTTTGATCTGGGTGTTTTACGATATTTAAATAGTCTACTACTGCCATATTATAGTCTGGGTATTTATTTGTAAACATATTACAATAATGATCAATTCGATTAAGAGTTAGAGATTCATCATCAATTAAAAATAATCTATGATCTTTTAGTTTTGGTTTTTCTGTTTTAACTCTTGTTTCAAACTTTTTGAAATCTTTCTTCTGTTTTAGTTCTCCTAAAAGATTTTTAACTAAATCAGACTCTTCATAAAAGTTTTTAAACTTTGCTTCTGCTAATTGAATTTTTTGCCCGTCATTAAGTTTGTTTCTAAATAAATCTAAGAAAGGAACGCCAGAAATAATACTAAGCACTCTATCATAAACTTCTTTGTACCGCATTTCAATTGAGAAAAAAGATACAGTATTACCTTCTAAAAACCTATTTAAAGCAAGGTTTAAAGAGATAATAGATTTACCAGAACCGCGGCGACCACCCAACAATACTAGTTCTTGTGTAGCAAAACCCCCATTAACAGAATCATATTCAGCAGATAATCCTGTTGGAAAAATACGAAAATCATCTTCAGACGGAAAAAACTCAAGTTCTGCCACATCATAAAGCTCATCATCGTAAGGTATTGCAGAATTAAGGTGTAATAAGTGTGATTGAAATTTATCTACAATTTCTATTTTTTCTAAATTATCAAGAGAATCTACAAATTTATCTAAAAAGTCAATAGTCTCTTCTCGAATAAAATAATCTTGTAATTGTGAAAGCAAAAACTCATTAGCAATTGTTTCATTTACATTATCTTCAGAAATGATTTCTGTATCAAGATATTGTTGAAGTACTTCATCTTTACGAATAATATGAAATTCTTCTATACTAGGAAGACGTAAATTTGCTTTATAAAATGTTTGTACTTTATCATAGATAACACGATTTATTCCGGTAAAATAATCACCAGATATCTTAGAATATAGTTCATGGCTCTGCGTATCCAATAATCTACGCAGAGTAATTTTTTGTAAATCTAATGCCATTATTGTGTGACTACTGGATAAAGATTTTGTCTGACTTCGTCAGTAAAATGTCCATGATCTCCTTGAATCCAGATACGGTAATACTCCCTACCTGTTTCTTCGATTATAGACTCAACTTTATTAATTTTTTCTTTTATAGCAAACTCTTTCCACTCACTACCATTATCATATTCCCAGTAAATATTCCAGTGTATATCTTCTTTTCCTTCAAATTCTTCTCCATGCTTCTTTTTAGCTGCTTCAAAAGCATGAAGCTCTACGTATTTACGACGTCTTGGTTCCCGTAAATAGTCTATGTAATCTTCATCAAAAACTTGTTTAATCACGCCATAGTCATTAGAACGTGGAAGAAATACTTTATCTCCTATTTTAAACTTTATATCTAAATTTTGAACTACGTGATCTACGGTTGGTTGTGCTTTTTTACTGCGTGCTCTAATTGGCACGTTCATCTCTATTAAAATCTTTTTAATTCTTTGTGGAGATACATGATACTGTCTTGCAAGAGCTGTTTGCGTTTCTCCATTTAGATAGTCTTTAACTATCCCGCTTTTTTCAGCATCATTAAATACTTTTGTTTTAGCAAGCTTTTTTAGCGCTACTTCTCGATCTTGTTTAGCCCTAAAATCATCAATAATTGTTTGTAGTCTCTTAGTATTATAAGCAATACCAAGATGCTCACAGCATTCTTTCTTCGTTTTGTTTGCTTTTTCAAGCATCCAAATAACTTGACGAATTTTAGCTTCTGTAATTTCTGTTGATTTTGTTAGTGGTCGAGCCATTTATTCCTCCATTTTGTAGAGTATAACATATGTCAAACCAAATAGCAAGATGAGTTTGTTAGTGAACGATCAAATCGTCATCATTAAAATAAATATCAAGAACTATGTCTCTAATTAGCCCTGTTTCTGTATAAACGGCAGTAAAAGACTCATTAAAAAACCGATTATAACGATATATCTTTTCGGCATACCAAGAAGCAGCATATGCTTCCATAAGGTGCTGCCATTCTATTGACTGTATTTCTACTTTAGGATAAAAAGATTTTACTAAACTTGCAAAGTAAGCGGCTCTAGCGGGAGGATCTAGTCCTAGTATATAATCTATTGTTTCATCTTCTAGTTCTGATAGATTAAGAGATTCCATTTAAATACCAATAGGGGGGACAATAGCGCACTACTGTCCCCCCAGTTAGTTAAGAAGGTCTGAGATTACTCAGCCACTGACTTGGGTGTGTAGTCAGCGCAAGAAAGACCACGACGAGTTAGAACGGTCTTAACACCGCGAACTGTCTTGTCAAAGTGCTCAGCAAGCTCTTCAACAGTTTGGTCAAGTAGATCCTCAATCCCCTCATAAGGATCTGTCTTTGCGGACTTCTTATTCTTCTGCTGAACGTCTTGTAGACGACCCATAGAAAGAAGCTTACCGCGAACTGAGTTAACTGGCTTACCCACCTTCTCAGCAATGTCCTCCAGGAAAGCACCTTCGTCGACGAGTGACTCAATCTGAGCCTCTTCTTCGGCGGTGTAGGTACGTGGAGTTACCTTCTTATCGGCGGGCTTTACATGTGAAGTCATTTCCATGGAAAGAGCCTTACCGTTGATCTGACGAGCTGTAAACTTACCATCGGCAAAGTTAGCAGCAATTTCTTCAGCAGTCATCGTGCCAGAATTGGCTTGTAGATAGTCTGCAAGAGCGTCAGTCTCTTCCTGTGAGAAGACCGGGGCAGCGCCTGGCTTCTTAGGAACATCAAAGCCGAGCTTACGCAGCTTGGCAGTAACCGAGCGCCGTGGAAAATCGAACTCGCTCATTAGCTCTTCGATAATTTCTTCCGTGACGCCTGAAGCGCATACATCATGCATACGAGCTTCCATATCTTCTGTATATTCAAACTTACTCATTTAGATTCCCTCATTACAAAGTTAAGATTTAGAGTTGATACTCAAGAAGTTGTTGTCTTCTTGACTATGTTTAGATTATAAGAGATTTTTTAATTAGAAGCAAGATTAAAATGAATGTATTTACGTTTTTGCTTCTATAAAAAATCTATTAAAAATCGCCATTTAGTACAGCACTTTTATTTTGCCAGTAGTTGACAATTTTTATTCCCAGCTGTTGTGCTTTTTTATACTTTGACGATTGGTTATCATCCGATACAATTAGAGCATAGCAATCTTTTGTAACTGATGAAGTAGACTTAAATCCATATTGATAAAGATGATCGGCTAACTCATTACGAGTCATATCCATCTTACCAGTAATACAGATTTTTTTGTTGTCTTGTAACACTTCGGTTACTGACATTTCTTCTTTTAGTTGGAGTGGGAGTTGCATCACCCATTCTTCGTTATCATCTAGCCAGGTTAAAACTGATTCAATTGTTTTAGGTCCGATTCCCTTAATCGGTAATACGTCAATATCTCTTAAAGAACGAAACTCGGGAATATGCTGCACTACTAGTTTAGCAGCGGTTCTTCCGAGTCCTGGAATACCTAGAGCGCCTAGTACTGTAGAATACGGTTGTAGTTTAGCTCGTTCAAGCTCTTCTTCAATCTTTTCTCCGTTTACTCCAAGTTTATGCCACGGTTGTTCTTCAAATAGATCTATTGGATGGGTTAGTCCTAGCTTTTTGATAGATGCTGGACCTAACCCTTTAATTTTTAGAGTTGCGATAAAATGTTCAAGCAATTTTAGTGATGAGCCTTGCCCTGACTTTACCCTGAGTCG